AGTCTGTCTAGGCATCTTACATATATTAAATCTATTATCGTGGAAATTATTAATTAACTTCTGCTGAAAATCATATGGTTTAAATTGAACAAGTCCCTCATCAAGAGAAACAATCTTCATATAATTATTTGCAAAATATACAGGATCTTCCTTACACTTTAAAAATTCACGGATGTTATCTTCCGTGAATTCTATTTGAGTATTTGCTTTTTTTAGGTTGGGATTACCTAAGTAAACATCATTGTTAGTAGACATAATTTATTTTTATTCTGGTTCACTATTACTGTCATCAGGAATTGCACCATATTCTGCTGGCCAAGTAATATTATATGGATCAGATTGATTTGTAATATCTCGTAATGATTTTAGATAAGTATCAAGATCTGCAATTGTATCTGTAGTAGTTATAACTCCTAATCTAACCTCACTTTGATATCTCATTACTCTCCAATCTACGTCATTAAATCTATTTTGTCTATCATTTCGCACTTCTTCCCATTGAGCCTCTGTATTATTTGTTATTTCTGCCGTCGTCAATCCTACTGTTTCCCAATCAGTACCATTCCACGTAAGATTATGTGTTTTCTCGTTATATGTTGGAGCAGTACTTACCGCAACATATCCAGCATCAGTTAATTCATCTGTAGTAAATGTTGAAGAATCTGTTCTTGTACTACCATTAGATAATCTAATTCTATTAGGTAAAATATTTATTGGATATTGATTGTTATAAGAATATGGCATTTTAATAGTACTAGTATTATATTTATTTAATAAGTTCCAACAAATAACGAATCTGCATAATTAGTTACTGGTGAACTTGGACTGACAATTAAAAATGCTATCCTAATCCATTCACTTCCAGACCAAGTCCTAGATGGACTTCTCATTACAGTTCCACTATATTGAGTACTACCACTTGTTTCACGATATGCATAATAGTTAGAACCAACTTGAGAAATTTGACCAGTTCCTAGTGTCATAGGAGTACTAGTCCAAGCAGAACTACTAATTCCACCTGCAGTACCAGTATTATAAGAACCAGTAGAAGTGGCCCAAGAAAATCTACCTGTACCAGTAGATGTTGATATATTACTATAAGTATATCCAGAAGCAGTAGCAGGTGTTACGGGAAATCCATAAGATGATGATCCAGTGATTTGGGATGTATAAGTTTGCCAAGTACTACCAGTACCACCAAGACTACTAGTAAAAAACCACGATTGATTAATAGTAGATTGATCCGAACTTAAAATTTGAATTCCACCAATCGAAATATCATTATAATATGTGGTAGAATTGGTAACTTTAATCCCAATATAAAGTCTACCAGTTCCTGAAAATTGAGTTTGAACTTGTTTACAATCAAAAGCTTGAGTAGTATCAGCATTGGTATAATCATAATATGTTCTAGTTGGTACACCACCATAAAATGAAGTTGATGTATTAGTTCCAGGTATGATTACTGATGGCCAATTCCCACCTTTTTCAGCATTATATTGATCAAAAGACTCATGACATCCTTTTGCACCAGCGATAGCGGATGTTATTTCTTGTTTAGGACCTATTACACCTGAATTTCTTTTTACCATAATATTAAACCATTGTAACTATTATTGAACCACTTTCTTGGGTATAATTAGAATAAGCATCAGTACCTGCTGTCATAGTTTGGTTTGTTCCTGTTGGAGAAACATAACTTCCACCTCCTCCTCCACCTCCCCATGTCCAAGCAGGAGTAGAAGGAATTTCACTCCAACCTTCTCCACCTCCACCTCCTGTATATCCACCTCCACCACCTCCTGCAGCATGGTTTCCACCAGCTCCTCCACCACCACCAAAACCACCATCATCATTTCCTCTAGGACCCTCTCCTCCACGCCAGTGGTCACCACCTTCACCAGGATAATTTCCTCCAGACCTAGTATCACCTACTTCTTGCCAACCAGCACCACCTCCTGCTCCTCCATATGAGGAATTAACTGTAGCATTTCCACCCATACCAAGACCATTATTGCCACCTGTTCCTCCGACATATTCACCTCCAACATATTGTCCATCAGTAAATTCTCTACTATTAGTACCACTATTACCACCAGCACCATTTCCACAAGCATTTCCTGAATTCTGTCCGTGTCCAGTTCCTCCACCACCACCAGCTGCTAACAATAATCCACTACCACCAATACTACTTGAACTATCTGCACCAGTATATACAAAAGATCCACCTCCACCAGCAGAACCACTGGTTTGAGTATTAGAATTAGCAGGTCTTTGTCCAACTACCAAATTAACTATGGTACCTCGTGTTAGGGCAAATCTAGCAGTAACTATAGCTCCTCTACCAGGTCTAGGATCCACTGCTCCCCAACCTGACTGATATTTACCTCCCATCCCACCTCTTGCCGTAAATTCATATGTTGCGGTTTTAGGTACTGTCCATCTTTGTACTCCTAATACACTAGTACTGACAGTAAACCAATCAGTACTATCCAAAAATTCTGGTGATTGACCACTATAAGAAGATGAACATTGTGAATAAGTTGGTCCAGTTTGTCCAGTTTTACCACCAGTTGTAAATGTAAAACTAGTGAAATTATATAATGAATCCCCAATTAATTGAGAAGCATTTATATCAAAAACTCCCCTTTTCTTGTCAATTGTTCCAAACCCAATTAATCCACCATTTTTAGTATAATATCCCATAATTATGACGCATCTATTTCTTCCCAAGAACAAACTGCTTCCAAATCACTGTTTGCACTTGCAGTTAATCTAATACTATCATTTTCTTCCAAATAAATTGAAGTATCCTTAGATAGTAAAACTAATGTTGCATCAGCAGGAACAACTACCGTTTTAGCAAGATGATATTCTGTAGCTTGATTTTTATAAACTGTAGCAGTTATATCAGCAGCAGAAGATCCATCAATATTTGCAATTATTAAAGAATTTATTTTATATATTTTTCCACTACTACTAGCATTAGTTACAATTGCTGCAGCACTTGTTGTAACTGCCTGACCAGCAACTTTTCCGTATATATTCGTAACCGATACTATATTTGGATTTGCCATAATAAATTACTTTCCTCCTTTATATTGTTATTTAGGTTAGCCAAATATCATTGCCATGGCAATTGCCTTTCCTGTAGAAGCTCCACCACTTCCACCAGTAATTGTGATTGTTTTAGTTGCTCCACCGCCAGTTGCTTCAACACTAGCACCTACAAAGTTTAATGTTGTTGCTAATGTAGTTAAATCACTTCCTTCTTCTTGGACAGTGATACCAGAAATTCCACCACCTGCTCCTGGAGCAGCTTCCCATTGTACAATACCAGATCCATTACTAGTCAATACATAACCATCAGTACCATCAGCAGTTGGAAAAGTTAAATCATTAAGTTGACCGTAGAAATTAGTAGCACTTACAATTCCAGTAGCACCATACATTGTGATGGCAGCACCAACTGAAGAAATACCAGTTACATATAACTGTTGTGCTTCTAAATCTGTTGCTGATGTAACACCAAGAGTGGATATTCCACCACTAATACTTAATGCAGTACCAACTATATTAGTTAATGATCCACTAACTGCATCACCTAATGTTTCAGTACTTACACCTACAATTCCAGAAGCAGTAAGTTGAACATATTCACCGTTAGCAGCACTGGCATCATCAATCTTAACCGCATTAGTATTGGAAATACCAAATGTTAAGGAAGCTTGATAACCAGATAAATCTGGAGGTGTATATGAAAAAACACCAGTACTATTATCATAACCAAGAGCTGCCGTACCTGCTGAATTACTTGTAACTGATAAATCTGATAAAGAAATACCTCCACCACCACCAGATTGTGCTACCCATGATAACCCAGAACCAGTAGAACTTAATACTGATGAAGCAGCACCAACTGTACCGTTACTATCTGCAATATGTCCAGTAGTAAGAACACCAGTAATATTAGCACCACCCACAACATGAAGTTTTGATGTTGGATTAGTAGTTCCTACTCCAACATTTTCAGTAGAACCATAAGGTGCTAACTGAATTGTTCCATCAGCATCAACATCTATAGATGGTATACCTGATATATCATTAACAGAGAATATAGAACCTGATGAAAGACTGTTGGTTACGGAGAATAACTGTCCTTCTGAACCCTGAACTACAACCGCAGTGGATGCAGTACCAACATCAACAGTAAGAGTTGCGTCGGATGCTGTAGTAGTTCCTATTCCAACATTAGTGGATGTATTAATACCAGTTGCATTGGTTTCCCAAACTCCAGAAGATCCTCCTCCACCAGAAATAGTAACTTCACTAATTCCAGTAATCTTACCATCACTATTAACAGTAATTGCTGCTACATTAGATCCATCACCATAAGTAGCCGCAGATGCACCAGTTAATCCTGTTAAATTTGCACCAGAACCAGAGAATGATGTGGCACTAACAATTCCAGTAGCACCATACATTGTGATGGCAGCACCAACTGAAGAGATACCACTAATACTTAGTGCAGTACCAACTATATTACTTACATCAATACTAGGATTATTAGTCAAACCTGATGCACTAGTAGCAGTATCAGCACTAGTGGCATTACCATCTAAAGCACCTTTAAATGTAGTAGCAGTTATAATACCAGCACTGGCAGTGATACCAGTTCCTACTTTAAGAGTATATGGTGTGTCAACAACATTTGAGTTTGTGATAACTGCATTACCCATTTTAACATGAGCAGTACACTGATAATGTAAAACATTCGGAGTTGTATCACTAACAGTAATTTCAGTATATGTGTTTTGGAAACTTACACCCGTTGTGTATAGTGTTGTTTTATCTGCTTCGTAATAGAATTTGAGTGGGTGACTTCCAGTATTGTCGTTTGTAAATCTATAAGTTCTACCAGGTGTTAAGGTTAGAATTGGTGCCTGAACACCGTTTATTAAATATCCATTACCACTACCCGTTCCATTATATCTGTGAGTTGCATCTTTACTAGCAACAGTAACAGTAAAGGTAGTTGTGCTACCATAAGGTGCTTGTAGATAATCAAAATTAGCAAAAGCAGATGCACTTGTAATTCCACTAGCATTTATTTGACTTGCAGTTATAATACCGACTGCTAATACTGCAGTATTACCAGTACCAACAGCATTAACACCAGTAGGATTATCAGTTCCGATACCAACATCACCATTTGATGTGATGCGAAATCTTTCTGTTCCTTCTGTAGTAACCTTAACGTGACCGTCAGAACCAGTATCAATTGTTTGAACACTAGTATTTCCAGTTTGAATTTGTGTTGTATCAATATCAGTTAAGTTTGCACCAGAACCATAATATGTTGTAGCACTTACAATTCCTGAATTACCATAGACAGTTACACCAGTACCAACTTGTAAATCTGCCTGTGGATTTGTGGTTCCGATACCAACATTACTTAAAGCATGTATCTCTCCATGAAAAGTAGAAACACCAGCATGTACAATTAAACCATTATTGAATGTAGAAAGACCAACGAATGTAGATATACCAGATACATTGAGACTTTCAGCCTTAATAAATTCCGTTCCAATACCAGTTACGGTAGCAACACTGTCAACAATCTCTCCTACAATTAAATTCTTACCAAAATTAATTGTTCCAGCAGCACCAACAGGAGTACCACTATCTTTAATCTGAACACCTGTACCTGATGCAGTAATCCCTGATAATAAACTACCATCACCTCGATATGATGCTGCAGTAATAATACCACTAATAGCACCAATTGTAATGGCAGAACCAACGGTGACATTATCAGTAAATGTTGAAATTCCACTAAACGTAGCTTCTACGGCAACTAAATTTCTCACATTAATATCTGGTGTTCCACTTAATCCTGATGCATTTGTAGCAGTAGTAGCATTACCATCCAAAGCACCATCAAATGTGGTAGCAGTTATAATACCACCATTAGCAGTGATTCCAGTTCCTATTTTTAAAGTAGCTGATTGACCCCAAACATCAGTTATGGTAGCAATACCTGTAACTGATAGTGAAGCACCAACTATAGTTCCTACTATAATATTAGGAGAACCAATTAATCCAGCAGCATTACCATCAAATTTGGTAGCAGTTATAACACCCGCATGAGCTGTAATACCAAGTCCTACTTCAAGACTATCAGATACTGTAGTAACACCAGCATGTACAATTAAACCATTATTGAATGTAGAAAGACCAACGAATGTAGATATACCAGATACTTTAAGATCTCCAAGAGTTGCATTCCCTGTAGCTTGCGTACCTGTTAAATATTGACCATTACCATAGAATGTAAGTGCTGTAACAGAACTAATACCTGAAATATTTGTTGTGAAATCACCTTTAATATCATCATTAAATGTAGAGACACCAGCATGTACAATTAAACCATTATTAAATGTAGAAAGACCAACGAATGTAGATATACCAGATACATCCAATTCACTTGCCCGTGCAAATCCACCAACAAGATTTGTTGCATTATCTGTAGCATCAATACTTGCAGTTACGGTTACAACACCTACAGATATTGCAGTAACATTTAAATTAGTTCCAAAGTTAATTGTACCAGCAGTACCAACAAGATTATTATCATCTCTAATAACAACACCAGCACCTGAACCAACAACTCCAGATAGTCCTGAACCATCTCCAACAAATGTTGCATCAACTCCACTTGACCCTTTAAATGACGTTGCAGTTATTATTCCACTAGCAGCATCCATTGTGATGCCAGCACCAACCTTCAATGCATTTTTTACACTGACTATACCTACAACATCAAGAGAAACCTTATCTTCACTATAAGCATTTAAACCTACCTTAAGATCTTTAACTCTACCACTAATGTACTTTGTCATTTTAATTAAGTGTCTCTAGTATACTTCCTAAAAATTTAACATCAGTTGAACTGCTTGCTTCAATAATCAGTACATCATTAGTTTCAAGAACAAGTTTACCTGGAAGAAGATTTGCAGTATCACTAGATTCAATAGGTAAAGATTTCACAATTTCAGTGGTTACAGCTATTCCAGAAGTTGTTCGTTGATGGGAAAATGAAATCGTCTGAGTAGCACCTCCTACATTTGCTGCTTGTGCTAGAAGAACAACTCCCGTATATCCAACGGGTGCTGTATAAATTCCAACTGCACTTGTAGGTGCAACTTTAGTAACTGTTTTAAATACGTTTAATGCTAATGCCATTTCTTAATCTCCTCCTAATGCTAGTATGAATGGTGTCATTGTTGAAAATAAACTCTTAGTATAAGAATCTCCAGTAATAGTTCCGTCTTGTTGATTAATAATAACACCATCACCAATTCTAAAATTACCAGTTTGATCAGTGCTTGTAAATATAGTTATTCCACCATTCCGATCATCAATTTCATTATCTTGAATTGGAACAGCACCTCTTGATGGTAATGAGGTAAGTGGATCAACACCAGTCCCTATGTATTCAAATGAATGACTTGATGCAAGAATTCTACTCTGTTTCAAGAAAGGAACTGTTGAACCGACACCAACCGCATAAGGAACAGCTTGATTTACTGTAACTGTACTAATACCACTAGAAAGTGGAGTAGACTTTGTTATAAGGTAATAATCATCTGTCATTACTGCATTTGCAGTAGCAGTAGTTCCACTAGGTGGATCTGCAATTGTAACATTTACAGATTGTGTAGAAGTAAATCCTCTACCATTAGAGGCAATATTAATAGCGGTTACAATTCCATTTGTAAGTTCAGCTATACCACTTGCCTTTATTCCCCATGGTTCAGAAGGATCGGTAATAGTTACAAGTGGGATACTTGTGTATCCTGATCCTCCATTCGTAATATTTATTTTCTGTACTTGCTGAAATAACCCATCAAAATATACAGCTTGACCATCAAATGGTCTAATAATATCAAGTTTAACACTTCCACCTGAAACATAATTGTGTGGATACTTATTAGGGCCAACAAAAGTTGAGAAAGTTGTAATTCCAATTACTTCATTTACTTCAAATATATATCCATTCACACCAGATGGTGTAATATCATGAGTTGAAGTACCAACATTTACCGTAAAACTATTAGTGGTTACTGCTTCAATACCCAAAGTGGCATTGTGTGCTGGATCAGTTGTTCTTGGATAAGGATGTAATGTTGCATAATTATCTTTAGAGCAAGTGAATGTTATTGCACCAGTTGCAATACCAATCGTGTTTATTGCTTTTTTAATACCATTAGGAGTTGCGGATATAAAATAATGTGTATAATCTCCTCCACTTGAAGCACCCACATTAACTGTAAATGATGAAGCACTGTTAGGTGTTACTTCTAACCATTTATTGTAAAAAGGATCACTTATTCTTGGATAATCATGTTGAGTAGCTCTATTATCTTTGGAACATTCAAATTTAAAGGAACCCTCCTCAAACTTAACAAAATCACCCGCAGATAAACCATGATTAGTATTAGTCGTTACGTTAAATATTCCAGTTGAAGGTATGTAATTTGTAGGGGAAACCGCAGATAAATTAGTTGCAGCAGACAACCCATGTGCTGTGCCAACATCTATAACCAATTCTCCCGTGGAAGCAGTGTATGTGGTTCCAGCTCCTGCCGTATAAGCAGCACCAGTATTAACTGTAATACCAGTTGAAATTCCTGATACAAATATATGTGAATAATCTCCATATGAACATGTAAATCCAAGTTTGGATAATGTTACCCCCATGCCAACTTCAAGACCATGAGGAGTATATGTTGTGATAGTTGTAAGGCCAGTGGTTCCATCATAAGTTGCATCAAAAACACTGAAAGTTGGTGTGTTTAAATCCAATACAAAGTCAGTTTTACTAGCGACTTGTGATGATGTTACTATTCCTGTATATTTTGTACGCCCAACACCATCAGCTCTCATACCAAAATTACCAAATGATGAGTTGGAGTTTGTTACATCACACTGTCCACCAGAATTTGCTGCAATACCCACATCAAGGTTCATGGTAAACATTGAAACTATCTGAGCATAACCTTCATTACTAAGAGAAACTCCTATACCATTTGCATTATACTGAGTGTATGAGTCAGTAACCATACTCCTAAAAGGTCCGATAGATTTACTACCATCAACCTTCATACCAATACTATTAGTAAGTTTATTTGTACAAAATCGAATATAAGGTGATTGATTACCATACTCAATTTTATTAGGATTAAATGCAATTGCAGAAACTCCCGAATTAACTGTTCCAGAAAATGTTAATTCCTGCAACATAGATCCAGGTCCAACATAAAACAAGTCCTGATCTGCATTCTGAGGAGTAATTGTTACCTCTCTTAAACTATCTCCAACTAAACTAACTTGTTTTGGTATAGCAATAGGATTATTTTCTACATATACACCAGCACTTACCTTAACAACATCTCCATCTGATGCAATACCAATCGCAGCTTTAACAGTTCCTTTTGCATCTCCAAGTTTTAATCCAGTATTATTATCATTTCCATCTTTTGTTACATATATTATATTTGTTACTGTTACTCCAGCACCAATTCTAACAACCTCAGTAGCAATACCAACAGCAGATCTATCTCTTAATGTTACTAATTCTGCGTCATAAGTATTAAGAGCTAATTCTCCTACCTGTAAATCTGTAGTCTGTGGTCTTTTATCAGGAACCGCAGACCTTTTAATCCTAATGGGTGTTGCCATTTATATATTTGGTATGTACCAGAACAACAGTATATACTGCCTTGATATATTTATTCAACTCGCATTGTTGCGTCTTGGCTTATAAACAAATAAATTTTTAGATGGTTCTGGTTCCATCCATTCTTTTATCTTTTCATATCTATTAATATCAAAAAACTCCTGTGAAAGATACCAATCTTCCCAAGGAGTATGTGCTTTATCTTGATTACATTTATGACAACAACACACCACATTCTTTGTAAAGTCTGTTCCTCCTTTACACCGAGGAACCACATGATCAATTGTTAATTCTTTTTTAGATCCACAATAGGCACACTTATAATTCCATTTCTCTTTTACATTTCTCCTCCACATTCGTAGTGCTTCTGCTGAACTTGTGGTCTTCAAATTAAACAAATACTGACGAGGAGAAGATAAGAGTTTCATAAGTGCTTGCGACTTACGATTATTTAGTAACTCTCTTTAATTCTTCCAGTATATACCTATATGCTACCATTAAATCACCTTCATCATTCCTGAACAAATCTTTATCAAAACTTTTACCATCTTTCCAAATTCTCATTCCATCAGGTGATAGTTCATCTGCTAAAAGTAATTTTTTATTAACATCATATCCAAACTCAAATTTAATATCTACAAGAGTAAGACCAATTTCATCAAAAATATTTTGTATTAACAGATTAACTTCCCGTGCCATGATCTCCATTTCACCCACATCTTCCATATTATATCCCATCTGTATAATACGATCTTGTGTAAGCAATGGATCATTCTTACTATCATCCTTTAAAAAGTATTCAACTAATGGCCATTTAAACTCACTTCCCTTTTCAATAGTTGTCTGCCTAACTATAGACCCTGCTGCTACATTTCTAACCACAACTTCAAGAGGAATAATTTCCACCTTCTTGCAGGACATAATACTTACAGGAAATGTATCAAGATAATGATTAGGAATTCCTCTTTGCTTTACTTTTTCAAAAAGAATTTTAGAAATTTCACAACAAACTTTACCCTTATCTTCTATCAATAATTCTTTTTCACCATTACCAGCAGTAACTTTATCCTCATATTGTATGAGAACTTTATCAGGTTCAGATGTGGTAAATACGGTCTTTACTTTTCCTTTAATAATTTCAGTTTTAGTCATTTGTAACAAAATAAAAAATCATCTACAAATGATTCTGATTTATCGTTACCAAACTTACTTTTTAGATATCCTCTAACAGGATCAAGTTTAGTCATATAAGTATCAAAATCACTATACACTGTGGTATCTTCACCCACAGGTTTATTGGTATATATCATCTCTTTATACTTTACTAGATATTCTTTAAACTCTGATAGGTAATCATTAACTTCCTCTGGTTTACAGTATCTTACAAAAATATTCTCAGAGAAGTGATTACCCATCTCAAAGAACCTATACTTACCATCATCTTTAGGTAAACCATCAACAGAGAACAGATACTTCTCTCTTGGATGCTGGAAATCAAATACTATGATAACTTTCTTATCACTAAACTTCATTAGATCCATACCAAAACAAGGCAGATCTGCTCCTGTTTTAGGATACAATATGGTATTGTATATGTCAGCGTTAGTATCTACTATATGTGCTTCTCTTGCCTTTAAAAAATACTCACCAGTTCTAACATTAGCTGCCAGTCTAGCATCCTTTTCTGCCCACCTTGCCCATCTCTCAGTTATTTCTAACTGTGGGAAAGTATCAAAGAGTGCATCAATATAATTTTTCCAAATACTCATTATTTAATTGTTTTTTGTTTCTTAAAAAATTCACCCATAGATGATTGTAATTGACCTTCATTTTCTTTTGGATCAAGTTTATTATATCCTTTTATTTTTTTCCATTCATTATACATTGCTCCTAATATCCATGATTGAGAAAGACTCTTAGGTCCGTTCTCAAGTAATTCAAGATACTTTTTGTTACTAGTGTAACTTTTGTATTCTTCTCTCCAATTGGAGTCATCATAAAGTTTAGTTGTCATAAGTGTAAGTCTTTCCTTTAACTTGTGTTTCACCTTCAGGATTTTTTCCTTGTGGTTTAAATTTACCTAGTTTAAT